ACCATTGCAAGGCCTTTGACAATGTCACCAGGCAATGACCCATCAATGTCTGCTGTTGGCACTACAATAGGTGGAAGTGAAGCGTCAAACATCGGAAGCAGTCGGTTCAATGAATCTGCAAGTGCAGCAAGTGACCTGGAAGAATAAACACCAGTTGGTGCTATGTCATCTGCAAGGCCATCAGTTTCAGCATCAATTTCCATTGCTACGCCTTTAAGTTCAGACATAGGGTCACCCATATCCATATTCATTGCATCAAGATCTGCTTTTGCCATATTTATTTTATTCCTATTAAAGTTTTTTATTTCATCCGCGTGCTTCGTCGTCAAGAACGCCGTTCGCTTTCATTCTTTCAACGCTAAATGTTTCAGCAACAGCCATTGTCTTGTCGCCTGTCTTAGCAAGTATGTCCTTATACTTATTTGTGTCAAGTTCATTTTGTTCTGATTCCTTTATGGAAGCATGAACAACTTGATCCATTTGTCCTGATGCAAGGTCATTGGAACAGATAAATCCGTTGTCAGCGGCGTAAGTGTCACGTTCGGTGTTATTTGAAAATGACTTTCCAAGGGAACGACAATATGTTCCGTTGATATTACCACCGTTTCCCCAACGACCTGCTGTTTTAGCGGGCATTGAAACAGTTCGACTGGCTTTACAACGACAACTGGTTGTAGCACATTTAATAGAATCAGGTGGTGGATACTTAAATAGTTCATCAGTAGTGTGTCCTTTCTTGCATTTATATCCAAATAACGGCATTTTTATCCAATGGTGGTGTGTATATGCAGGTAATCAAGCCGCGGTGACTGCAGTGTGCCGTCAAGACGCAAGGCCGCCTGGAAGCAGATCAGCAATGTTCTTTACTGATGGATTTGCAACTGCTTGTGTTGAAGTAGTCAAACTTTGCGGTATTTTCTGTAATGCTGGAACTGCAGCACCTGCAGCCTTTGACATGTATTCTGCAATAGCAGCTGTCTTAAAGCTTTCTGGTAGATTTAGTGTTCTGACCACTTCATCAAGCATCAGTTCTTTTGGAACACCAAGTGCAGTTAGCGTTGGAATGTTTGCAAGTAATTGACCCTTGATAATACTTTCAGACATCGGTGTTGAAGAAGAATCGGATGCGAATATGTCAAAGTCACCAAGTATGTCTTTTGTTGAAACAGCTGTCAGCTTGTTGTCTATAAATATTAACTGATTGCCAGTATCTGAAATATATAGCCCAAGAACATTTAAGTAAAGACGCACAAGGTTTTCAATAACAGCGTCACGTTCCCTTGCAAGACGCCCTATTTCTGAAGATGTATAGGCGGCCAATGCTGCTGCTTCAGTGGCTGTCACCTTTGTTGCTTCACCGCGTGTGAAAGGCGCCATAATGCTGCCTTTGTCTTTGTCCTGAACAACACGCTGGTAGTATGCTTCAAGTTCTGGTGGCGACGGATTTTGTGGGATAGGTTGAATAATACCTGAAATGCTTTCTTCTTCGATTTCAACAAATATGCCGTCAATACCTGCAGTTATCTGTGCCATTTGTGTGGAATCAATGGCGCCTTTCTTAACCAAGTATTGGCGTGACGCTTTTCGCACTGCATTTGCTTGGAAGCTTCGGATAATATTCATTTCAAATAGTTGGTCATAGACGCGCTTCATTGCTGAATAACCTTCTAATGGTGCATCAGGCATTCTGTTGTAGTAGTAAGGTGCTATTGGAACAACAGGTTGATTGTCATAAGTTCTGAAGGGGATTGCACCTTCGGATTCTAAGAACTTGTCTTGTCGCCAGTTTGGTGAATAGAATAGCAGCTTGTCATTTTCTATGTCATATAGTTCAATACATTTAATATATTCAAATGCGCTTGTGGGTTCGTCATGATTATTCCCACCGTTCTTGTGGAAGTAGTCAGTAGAAAGTTTAGTCATTGTTGTCCAATCTTTCTTGCCAAAGCGCTTATCAGCATCGGCTTTTGTTAGATGGTAGATGTGACCAACATATTTCTGCAGATCCCAACGATTGGCGTCGTAATCTAGTATAACGTCCCAAGGTGCAACGGCAACGGGTATAATTTTCTGTAGAATGTTTTCATTGTCGTTTGGCACAAGCTTGATAAAACTATGTGTGTAAATTAACGCCAATCTGCTGCCACTTTCTATTTCATTGCGACTTCTTTTAAGGAATGAATTAGCAATGAACTGTGACTTCTGTGTGCTGCCCTTATTTTCAATGCCGCTTTTCAGCACTATTGCAGGGTTCTTAGCAAATAAGCTGCCCATGTAGGTTTCTATGTATGAATATCCTTCAGAAACCTGGATCTGAAGTTGATTTGTAGAACGCCGAAGATCTATTCCACCTTCTGACCAGAATTCGGTGGCGTATGCAGATTTATACCGCAACATTTCCAGGCGCTTAGTTTCCCAAAACTTTTCATGCAGGAACAAAACTTGCTTCAGTGTGCTTATATCCATACTAACATTCACCCCTTTTCATATGTGCTACCATGTCATTCCGCGTGGCCGAAATGGCAATGGAACAGTTGCCCGCTTCGTTGCTGCCCGCTGTTGCCACTGTGTAATCATGTTCGCCGCGGGCTGTTGCCACCTTTCTTTCCCCTTCACACACCAGAACGCAAGCATTAGTGAAAACAGCATGTCGTCATGACCACCATCAGGGTGATCTGGTCGTGTGCCTGTCCATTGACACTGTCTGATTTGTTCTAGCAGTTCCTTATCTACACGCAGCAACAGATTGTCTTCAATGGCCTGCTTCAAGTATTCAAACAATCTAATGCGACTGATGCCAGTTGTGTAGAAATGTGTGCCAGTTCCGGTTCGCCATAGATTCTTGTAACCGACCTTTTGCATATGTTCAATGACCGATGCACCATAACTATTGCCTTCAACTAGTATTTTTGCACCATTGAATTCAACGCCAGTGGCAATCAGTTCTTCAGCAAACGCCAATGGTGTGACAGTATTGCTGACAAAGTGATGAACAGGCTGAAGTGACAGCGCATCAAGCACTGTTAGGGCAGAATAGTCGCCACCTACACCGGCTGAAACATCAGCGCCAATGACGAATGTTCTGTTAGGAATGGTCACACCTGGGTAGCGTCGCTTCGGTGTTGAACCAAGGTGCAGTGGGCTAATCTGTGCCGCACGTTCTGTCCAGAAGTAGGGTAGTGTGACCGTTCCTGACATGAATGCTTCTTCAATAGTCAGCGGATATTCACGGATAAACTTGTGTTTGCCAAGTGTTCCGATCTGCTTCTTACGCCAGTTTAGCTGACGCTGTGTCAGCCCTGCCGCCAGCAAGGCAGTGCTTTCTGCATCGGTCGCTGAAGGGGTGCCATTCACTGCATACGCGCTATTCGACGTCCATGGGAAGAATAGTGTCGTCCATTCGTTTCGTCCTGCCAGGCTTTCATCCACCAATCTGTTGAAGTAGTCACCACTGGCGTTTGGTGAAGATTCAATAATAATCTGTCCGTCACCAACTGCTGCTAGAATTGTCGCTAACGCTTCTTGTGGATTTTCATAGAATGGGAATTCAGATAGATGAACGCTACTGAAGACGTATGAACGTGTTCCGCCTTGTGCGCCAGCTGTGAATGCCTTCAGTTCTGCACCTGACGTCTTATTCCGAATTGTTCTGACTGTGGATTTGTCACATATCGGCTGAAGCTTTCGTGGTAGATTGTTGAAGAACGTCTTGTCGGTATTGTGTAAGTTATCAGCTGCTTCACGTGTATGACAGACAACGCCTAACTTCAACGGTTCGGTGCTGTTATACCATTTATAGAAGTGCCATGCCCTGACTAATGTGCTAATACCTAACTGACGTGCCTTGACGACCAGTATTCGCTTGTGACCAGATTCAAGCAGTGCCAGCAGTTCCCGCTGACATTCATTCATATCAAAGAAGTTCAGACGTGCCGCTTCCTTGTTAAATATAGTCAGTGTGCTGATAAATGCAGCAGCTGATGTCAAACTGCTTTCCCTGACACAAGCGATAGACGCTTCTTAAAGTTCAGCAGTTCAGCATCAGCCGGTTCATCACGACCAGCAGCACCACGTCCTATCAGTTCTAGTCGCTTCAGGGCATTCAACGCTTCAACAATATCTATCAGCGTTCTTGGTGTAGGGTTTTCCATCAGTTCAGGTTTTGTCACAAGGTTCTGAACAATGACAGTTAGGTAGTGTCGCATAACCAGTTCGCAGTCACCACGCTGTGCTGCAAGCCGCATTTTCTTCAGAACACTATTCATTTGCGTTATTTTCATTTGACACCTGCAGATAAGGACATACATTTTCTAATGGCGTCTATACGCTTCCATGCCGTTGAAAGACAGACACCAGTTGCATCAGCTAAACTTTGATATCCACCGTGTTTCACGTATAGACAGAAGTATTCACGTTGCTGCGGTGTCAGCCTATTCAGTGTGGCAGTTGCCCTGTTCATGTTGAATCGGATACGTCTGTCATTGATGTCCGCTGCAGTTTGGGTGGCGTGGTAGTGACTATCAAGCGCGTCAATCAAGTCGTCTTCAACATTGTCATAACATTTACTGTTAGCCACGTATTCCATGAAGGTGTTGTCTGACTGCAACTTATACTTGTAAAAGAATGTCTTGTCACTGTTAATGTCTGCTGCATCCATTTCAGAAATGGCGGCCTTCACGCGCTTGGATGGGCCTTTCACTTCTGTTTCGCCACGTGCTTCTTGCCCTTCAGAATATGGGGTCGCAGGTCATCCGACCCACACACTTCAGTTTGACTGTCAGCCAGCACTTTCAGACGCTTCGCTTCACGTCTATCAGTAATGCGCTGTAGCATTTCGTCTTCTAAGTTCATGTCAAATATGCATTTAAATAAGTATTCTCTGCTTGTAATGTGGCACGTCCTTGTGAAATGGCGTCGCAGAATCGGAAGGGGAATGTCAAGTAACCCGCTATTCTGCGACGCCTATACTAACTATATGCCCACTTGTCTTCGTTCCCATACATTATGTAAATAGTCGAAAATAAACGTTGTTGTTGAAGGTGTGTCATGGTGCCATCCAGAACGTATTGCGCTGTGACGCCACCTTACCCTACCTTGTTAGGATTCAAGTTCGTTAGGGGTGGAACAGAATGACGCTGTCGCAGGGCGTATTCGACCTGATCCTGAAACCCGCTGTCCTGCAATAGTATTTCTATGTGTTCAGCTGAAGGGGGTATTTTCGTTTCACGCATCAACAGTTCGCGTGCTATCCGTTCCATTGCCCTTCGGGTGGCAGTTACGACGTTGGCAGTTGAACAGTTCAGTTCAGATGCCACGTCAGCGGCTGTCCGTGTGAAACATTGCAATGGGGCAGTGTTTTGATTTCGCATTCTATATACTACTGTGTGGTGTGTGGCGTT